TATAACAGATATTACTGTTAGAGGCGGTAAAACTAAAGAAGGGTTTGATATCAAAATTATTAATCCTATTACGAAAGAACCTTTAGTTTGGAATGAAAGAACTGATTATGATAACACGAGAGAAATTTCAAATAATATAGGGGTTGCTATAGGACATGTTTTAGAAAAAGTATTACCTAGAGAAGTAACAGACATTACAAGTTTAACACGTGGTAAAAAAGCTATTAGGATTGAAGAAGGTAAAACATCTTTACAAAGAGAATTGTTAGGTAAACTAACCGGTCAAAGATTAGTTACTATTAATCCAGATAAAATTCAAAATGATTTTTCTTTTAAATTAAGAGATTTAAATAGAGCTAGAAAAGTATATCAAGATAATGTAAATAGTTCTATAACTAAGAACATGAAAGCCGAAAGTGTTTTAAGTAGGTACGAAGAAGAAAATAATAAAAACTATAGAGAGTTTGTAAAAAGTAAAAGGATGTTAGATGCTGTTAAACATTTTGACATAGACCCTTATAAGATAGAATCTTTAGTAAAAGAAAACTTAAATAACTACACTAAAGATGAAAAGAGTATTTTTTTATATTCTAGTAATGAATATATTCCTTTAAAAATTAGTGACCAGAAATTAGAACAAGCTTATAAAGATTTAAATTTTGAAAACATTAACTTCAGGGAGTTTTATGACGCTTATACAGTTAAGTATTTAGAATATAGTCAACTACCCTTACTAGAAGAAGAGGAACAAAAAGAGAAAGAGTTAAAAAGAAAAGGATTTTTTCTAGGTGGATTAGCTGATGAATATCAATACTATAGTCAACTATCTGAAGAGGTAGAAAAGTTACCAGAAAAGACTACAGAATTTATTGAAGAAAGAGAAAAAAGAAGAGCAGAAGCTCATAGACAAATAGCAGAAGCTACTAAAGAGGGAGATGTTAAAAAAGGTTTTAAAGCTTTTGAAACTTTACCAGTTGGAGAACAGTTGGCAGGTTATATGAATCCTGTTACTAATGTGCCTTTATCTGCTGCAGGAGCTGGAGTATATGCAGAAAAAGCACAACCAAGTTTTAAATCTACTAAAGAATTTGTATTAGATTTTATAAACCCTACAAAAAATATACTACAGAAAATGCCTGTTAAAGTAGAAGACCCTTTATCTGCTGGTATAGCAGTTGCAGAAGCTACAGGATTAATACCTGCTGCTGGTGTTGTTGGTAAAGGAGCAAGTAGATTTTTAAGAAATGTACAAGCTAGAAGAGGCGATGATACTATGGGAGGTGGTGGGGGCGGTAGCTTTGTAGCTGATTCTGTTCCGGTAGATATGGCTGGTTATAAATCTAGTATAGAAGTGTTTGCTGAAAAAAATGTAAATAATTATAAAAGTGGTCAAGCTTTTCTAGATGCTTTAAAAAGCTCTAAAAGACAACAAGATAAATTTAAAAAAGAAGAATTAGAGTTTATAGATTTAGACAATATACAAGTTACTAAAAATACTACACCTGAAGAAGTTTTAAACTACGTTAGAGAAAATCGACCAAAGCTTTATAGAGTTGTTAGAAGTGAAGATAATCCTACTATTAGGACTAGTGATGTAGATATGAATACTTCTGTAGAAGATATATTAGCAATTGATAGACCTATGACTTCTGAATTAGAAAATGACTATGTAAATATAGATTTAGACTATTTTAAAAGTCTTAGAGATGAAGGAGCAGAACGTTATAAAGATTTGTCTGATGAACAACTTGAAGACTTAGCTTATGATATGGTAGAAAAGTATAATCTAGAATATTTAACTGGAGAAATTGATGGTGTTCCTATGTCTTTATACGGTGGTCAAAGAGGGTATCAAGCTACTGTAGGAATAGGAGATAATAAAATATTTCTTACAGATGATTTTGTAAATAGAGATGAAGCTTTGATTCAATTAAATGATTATGCTAGAAATCAAGGTTTATTAGAACCGGTTTCTAATATAAACCCAGATGTTCCTTTAAAAACTCAAGTACCTGAAAGTGTTTTAAGGGGTGAAGATACTTTGCCTACAACTCACGGTAGTCAATATGAAGAGTACAGACTTTTTATGGGAGGAGCTGCTAATTATAGAGAAATTACAATTCATTTAGACAACCCTAAAACTCCTACAGTTTTTACAGATAATCATTTTGAAGGAGCTGACCAAATTTTACACTATAGAATTTCTGATAGAGTAGATACTGAAGGTAACAAAGTTTTATTTGTAGAAGAAATACAATCAGATTTACATCAAGCTGCTAGAAAAAGAAAATATATTTCAGAAAACGGAAGTGTTCCAGACTATCCTTATAAAGGTTTAGGATTTGTTGATGTTGCCATGAAAGATGTTATGCAACTAGCAGCTAAAGAAGGATATGATAAAGTTGCATTTACTGACGCAGCTACTCAAATAAATAGAAACAAAAAATTTTTAAACTATGTTGATAGTATACAAATTAGTAAAGTTCCAACAGTAAAAGAAATATTACAGAGTGATGAATTTACAGATAAACTTAATCAAAATTTAAATAAAAGATATGATGATTTTAAAAAATTTGGAGACCCTGCTATTCTTAAAGGAGAAGGTTTGAAAGGCGGTGGAGAAGCTTATGAAAAATCTAAAAAATCTATAGACGATTATAAAAAACTTAGAATAGGAATTTCTAAAGACGGTGAATTTTCAAGTATAAGTATAGAAGACGAAGTAAAAGATTTAACATTAGAACAGTTAAAAAGAAGATATCAAGTAGATAGAGCTAAATGGATTGTAAAAGATTTTGGCTTAACTAAAGTAGTAAATACTCAAAAAGATACAGGAAAAGCTTTAATGTATGAGTCCAAAGATTATTTAAAAAATTTAACAATGGATAAAGATGGTATTGGAATGGGTGAAACTTTTAATACTAGAGCATTACAAACTGATGAAGAGTTATTAGCAGAACTTCCAGAATCAATAAGAGAATCTGTTAAACAAGATATTAAAACTAAAAAAGATATTACAGTTGATGTAGGTAAATTAGAAGGTAGCGGTAAAAAGTTTTTAGATTTGTATTCAGATAAAGTAAGTTCTACAGCTAAAAAATTAGGTAAAGAATATAATATAAAACCTAAGTTTGCTTCTGTTCTTTATAGTAAAAATGAAAAACTTACTCCAGAACAAATGTTAGAAATGTATAAAGATAGGAAAGAAGCTAAAAACTATGGTGAATACATAGAAAAATATGGTGAAGAAAACAGTATTCCAGAAGAATTAAAAGTTATATCATTAGACGTAACACCGGATATGAAAGAACCTATGGCATTATTTTCTAAAGGAGGACTAGTAGAGGGTAAAGACGATGTACCATTTACAAAAGAAAATCCAGCTAATAGAGTTGACCCCTTTACAGGACAACCTTACTCTGACCAAATGGCTAGATTGGGTTTTGTAAATGGAGGACCTACATTAGTACATCCTGAAAATAAAGAATACTTTAAAAAGTTTCATAATTATGTAATGTCTGAAGGTAAAGAATTAACTCAGAATAATAAAACAGTTACTATGAGAATTATAGGTGTTAATCACGAGGGTAAAGAATATTTAATACCTTCATATGACCCAGAAAATAAAAAAGTTTTATCCGATGAAGATGCAAAACAAAAATATTTACAAGATATAAAATCTGGAAAATTAAAAGGATATAATAATCCAACAGAAGCAGAAAGAGATAGGAAAATATTTTATCCAATAATAGTAGGAGAACAATAATGAACATAGAACTTTGCAAAGCTGAAATAAAGAGACACGAAGGTGAAGTGTTAGAAATTTATATGGATAGTCTAGGCTATAAAACTTTAGGAGTTGGACACCTCTGCCAACCTAACGACCCGGAATATGATTGGGAAGTTGGCACACCTGTTACTCAAGAAGTTGTAGACATGTACTATGAGGATGACTTTGAAAAGCATTATAAGGAAACCATACATGTCTTTGGTAGCGAGGAAGACTTTGAAAAGCTACCAGAAGTTATACAGAGAGTGTTAGTCAACATGTGTTTTAATCTAGGTGGTACAAGACTTTCAAAGTTTCGTAACATGTTAAAAGCTTGTAGAGAACATAACTGGAAAGAGATGTCTATACAAATGCAAGACAGTCGTTGGTATGGACAAGTTGGTAGAAGAAGTAAAGAATTACAAGAAATGGTATTAGGAGCCTGAAATGAAAGGATTATTAAAAAACATAGTTGGAGCTGTTGCACCTACATTAGGAACTGCCTTGGGTGGACCGATGGGAGGAATGGCAGCTAACATGATATCAGAAGTGTTAGGTGTTCCTAATACTCCAAAAGCTATAGAAAAAGGAATAGCTGAAGCTACACCTGAACAAATGTTAGAACTTAAAAAAGCTGAACAAGCTTTTGAAGTACAGATGAAAGAGCTTGAAGTAGATGTGTTTAAATTAGAAACACAAGATGGACAAGATGCTAGGAATAAGTTCAGTAAAGACTGGACAGCCCGTATCATGGGCATAGCTGTTGTAGGTGGGTTCATGGGATACATATTTCTTGTTACTCTACAACCACCAGAGCAGAACTCTGAAGCTCTTATAAACCTTGTACTTGGATACCTTGGTGGCTTGGCAAGTGCTGTTATATCTTTTTACTTTGGAGCTTCTAACACTTCTAAAGACTAATGGATGTAGTTCAAGTTATACAAGAGTTAGGTTTTCCTATAGCTGCTGCTGTAGGTTTAGGTATGTTTGTTTGGAAATTAATCAACAGAATTATTGATGGTATGGAAACAAAACTAGATACTCTTGATGATAAACTAAATGGTTCGTTAGATAACTTAGAAGATAGGTTAGGTACTAAGTTAGATTCACAACATGGCATACTTGTTGCATTAATAGATAGAGTAAGAAGCTTAGATAATGAAATCATAAGACAAGATACTATGATTAAAACTATACTAGGTGTGCCACAATTAATTAACAGTGATAAGATAGCAAAAGCAGACAGAGATGACCAACGAAAAGATTGATAAGAAAATATTACAAGTAGTTAATCTTTCTCCAAGTGAATCTTGGATAGAAAAAATTGTAGATATACATCCGATGAAACAAATTACTGTAGCTTCTATTGTACAAGTAGCAGTATTTGGATTTATGTTATTTATGTTTTGGATAAACGATAAAGCATTATGAAATTAAAACCAACATTTAAAAGTGAAAAAGCTTCAAGGAACTGCAAGTTTTGTATGTTCTTTTGGACTATGTTAATTATGTTTTGGTCTGTAGGAAGTATTGCAGATGAGATAGTATTTAAGTTTAAGAGTCCTAGCTTTAACGGTGTGAACACTAGCTCACATTATCTTACTATTCAGAATCAAGAGTTCAACCGTAAGGCAGCTCTTAAAGCAGAGATAAAAGCTTTACAAGACCAGATAGAAAGAGATAAAGAAAATACAACTCTAGCAAGATTTATAAGAAACTTAGAGTCAAGAATATACTCACAACTATCAAGACAGTTAGTAGAAAACTTGTTTGGTGAGGTTCCTTCTGATAGTGGTACATTAACTTTAGAAGGTAATACAATTGTTTATAACGTAGAAGATGGAATAATAACTTTAACTATAACGGATAGTGATGGCAATACAACGACTATATCTTTGCCTGTTGGTAACTTTACTTTCTAGTTGTGCAGTAGTACAAGAGAGTGGAGATTTAGTTTTAACTAAAAAAGTCCAGTCTAGTTCTACATTAGATTTACAATCAGAAGAGTTAAGGAATTTACCACCAGCACAAATAAGACCAACGATAGCTATATACCCTAATAGCTTTAGAGATTTAACAGGTCAGAGAAGAAGCAACAGTACCTTTGCTTTGTTTAGTACTGCTGTAACACAAGCACCTGAAGCTTTTCTTATTAGAGCTTTTAAGCATACAGCAGGTGGAAAGTTTTTTAGAGTTGTAGAAAGGGTAGGTTTAGATGACCTAACAAAAGAAAGACAACTCATACGTAGTACACGTAAAGATTTTAAAGAAGATAATAAGATGCAACCACTATTATTTGCAGGGTTGTTAGTCCAAGGTGGAGTAATTAGTTACGAAGCTAATTTAAAATCTGGAGGTAGTGGTGCAAGGTACTTAGGTATAGGTACAAGTAAACAGTTTAGGGAAGACACAGTTACTATATCTTTAAGGTTAGTATCTGTATCTACCGGTGAAGTTCTTATGGAAACATTAGTATCCAAAAGCATTTTATCTACAAGTGTTTCTCAAGATGTATTTCGTTTTATTGAGACTGGCACAGAGCTAGTAGAAATAGAGGGTGGTATATCAGAGAACGAAAGTGTTTCAATAGCTTTACAAAAAGCTGTAGAGACTGGAGTATTAAATATAATCAATATTGGAATAGAGAGAGGCTATTGGAAATATGAACAAAATAAAATTATTAAGCCTAGTTGTGATGACGAGTGCATCGCTGCTATACGGGGCTGACAACGAAATATACATAGACCAATCAGGTGCTACGTTTAATCTAGATGCTGAACAGTTAGGTTCAGGTAACATCATAGGTGGAGCAGATGCAATTGCTGGTACTATGACTGCACTAGACTTAGATGGTGGTACACAAACTATTGATATTAATCAAATAGGTTCAAACAATAAGTTCTTAGGAGATATTACTGCTGATAACTTTGTAGGTTTTTGGGAATTTGATGGTTCTACTAACGTGTTTAATGTACAGATAGACCCTACTAATACTTATGGTGCTGATGGTTCTAATGTTAATGTAGATGTAACAGGTGGTACAAACACTTTTACACTTGATTTAGCTACAACATCTTTAGCAAGTAACGCAGATATTGATTGGATTATTAGTGGAGATGGTAACACTTTTGATTTTAATATCAATAACGCTGATGCAACAAATGATGTAAATGTAGATGGTGACGATAATACTCTAAACTTTACAGGTCAAGGCTATGCAGGTGGTTACTTTAAGTTAAATCAAACAGGCAATTCTAGAACATTTAACATACAACAACTGAGTACTTTAGACAATGACTGGTTACAAATTACATCTGATGGTTCTAGTGGCACTATTTGTGTCATTCAAAACGATGGGGGAACAGCAGTCGGTTGCTAATATAGGCAACATAACTGAACTAAACGGAACAGGTAGAGTCGTAAGAGACAAAACTTTTCAAGCTTCTCTAGCATTAGACATCAACAGCTACGATAATGTCCAAACTTCTAACGGGAGATTGGGCATTACTTTTTTAGATGACAGTCAAGTTAGACTTACTGAACATTCTGAATTAATTATAGATGAATTTATCTATGACCCAGACCCTTCTAAATCTAAGATGGCTCTTACAATTTGCAAGTGGTACTGCAAGATTTATTACAGGTAAGTTAGCATCAATAGATAAAGAAAATATATCTATACAAACTCCAAGTGCTACGATTGGTATTCGTGGTACAGACTTTACTGTAACTGTAGATGAGTTAGGTAGAAGTTTAGTTATATTATTACCAGACGATGACGGTCTTCCAAGTGGAGAGATAGTTGTCGCAACAGCTATGGGACAGGTAGTTCTTAACAAGCCTTACCAAGCTACAACAGTTTCTATGTTTGAAACTAAACCAACGAATCCCGTTATCCTTGACTTGACCCTAGAGTTAATTGATAACATGTTAATTGTAAATACACCTAGGGAAGTAGAACAAAATGAAGGAGAAGATGGAGGGAGTAATGTTAGTAGTCTTGATGTTGACTTCCTTGAGTTTGATGATTTAGAAACAGACTATCTTGCAGAAGACAGTTTAGAGTTTACAGAGTTAGACATTAATTATTTAGATGTAAACTTTCTTGAAGACTTGTTAGACATTATAGAAGATGTCAATGAGCTAGACCAAACTTCAACAATTTTAAAAACTGATATAGATTTAAAAGGTACTAAGATTGGGTACGATAGTGAGACTCAGATAAATACTTTTATGACTGATAACGTCATAACATTTTATAAAGCTTTAGAAGATACTATTAAATTAGATTTAGATAAATCAAATGCTTACACTATTGTAATGATACAAAATGGTAAGAGTACACAGATAGTTGTCAACGGTGGTGGTAACTCTACCATAACTATAACACAAGGAGACTAACATGAAGTGGGCAATTACCTTATTAACTCTATTAACTTTGCCTCTCCTCTTCAACAGTGTACCACTAGAAGTACTAAGACTCAAAACCTTTGATGCTCTTGTCACAACTCCAGAACCTACTGGATACTTTACAATCCTCAATATTGACGAACAATTCCTAGATGAACAAGGTGGATATCCCCTGCCTAGAGAAACACTTGCAAAGATTCATAACGATATAATAAACAAAGGTGCATTAGGTGTAGGATGGGTTATGTTATTTCCACATCCAGATAGAATGGGTGGAGATGATGAGTTTTCTAAAGCCTTACAAAGTTCTCCAAGTGTTATAGCTATGCCAGAAATATCTAATGGTGTTTATCCTAAGACACATGGTACAGTTATCAAAGGACCAATAGTATCTTTACCAAAAGCTCAAGGCTTTTTAGAGAACATAGAACCTTTAAAACAATCAGCTAGTCAAGGTGCTATATCTGCACCAGTAGATGTAGATAATTTAGTAAGGCGTATACCTTTACTACAACAAACTAATAATGGGTGGGTTGCTTCGTTTGGAACAGAAGTTTTAAAAATACTAGGAGGTGGTCGTACTTATCAGATTGTCACAAATCTGAATGGAATTGAACAGGTTAGAGTTAGAGGCATTCCACCCGTTTCTACAGATAGTCTTGGTCGTAAATGGATTAGTTGGGTTGATACACCACAGACAACACTAACTGAGATGAATGTTGCAGGTAAGTTTGTGTTCGTAGGTTTTACAGCCAAGGGTATATCACCACAACTTGCAACACCTATAGGTCTATTAGAACCACATAAAATACAAGCAGCTCTATCAGAAAGTATGTTGATGGATACACCACAGATACCAGACTATAGGTTGTTTGTTGAACTATTATTATTAATAGTCTCAGGCTTACTCACAGCTCTTCTAATAAAGTATCTAGGTATCACTAAGGGTGTTGTATCATTCTTAGGTTTGTTTTCTTTTATGGGATATATGGAGTATCACTTTGTAAGCTATAATATCTTGATAGACTTTACATGGTCTTTAATAAGTATGACACTTATTGCTACCTTACAATTCTATTTAAACTTTAGAACTCAATACAAACTTAGACAACAAATTAAGAAACAATTTGAACATTACCTTGACCCAAGACAAGTCAAACAACTACAAGATAATCCAGAGCTTCTGAAGTTAGGAGGAGAAAGAAGACGTTGTACGTTTTTATTTACAGACGTTAGAGGCTTTACAAGTTTATCAGAACGATTAGAGCCTGAAGAAGTTACAGAGATTATGAACAAAGCTTTGACGATACAAGCTGATGCAGTTAAAAAGTATGACGGTATGGTGGATAAATATATTGGTGATGCAATGATGGCTATCTTTAATGCACCCATAGATGTTGAAGAACACGAGACCAAAGCCATCCAAGCAGCATTACAAATCCACCGAGATATGGCAGAAGCCAAACTAGGTATTGAAATAGGTATAGGTATAAATACAGGAGAGGCAGTAGTCGGTAATATGGGAAGTGATACAAGGTTTGATTACTCTGCTATTGGTGATGCTGTTAATCTAGCTGCAAGGCTAGAGAGTTCTACTAAAGAAGTAGGAGAGGATATAGTAATTGGGTACACCACAGCTATGAACTCTGATATACCCACTAGGTATCTAGACCCTATAAAAGTAAAGGGTAAGAAAGATGAGATAGTTATCTATACTACTTTAGAACATTAAGTTCTCTTTGAAAATAATCATGTAGGTTTTCTAGTTTAGCTTTACCATTTCTAATAATAGTTTTCATCAATGGTCTATCATCAATAGGAAAAACCTCATCAACCATATTCTCTGGTAACATACTAAACTCTGTAACTATTTTATTATCTCTAGTCAAAAGTATTTTGAAACTAACTAGGTTAGCTTCGTCCTTATTAATCATGGGACTCCTCTAAATTTGTAAATTTAATATTGTCCTGTCTACCTCTTAGCCCTGCCTTCATATAGGTAGTAGCCCTACCTTCAAAAAAGTTCTGGTGTTCTACTCCGGTTACTTCATCAATCCAACCAAGAGGATTTTCTCTTTGGTCATAGTTAGTCTTAAGACCTAGTTGAAGTAATCTTCTATCTGCTATGTATCTATTGTAAGCATACATATCTTTTTTAGTTAGTCCTTGGATATCTCCCATATCAAAAACTAAATCTAAAAACTTATCTTCAAGCTCTACCATGTGTCTACATATTTGATATAGCTCTGCTTTAAAATCATCTGTCCATATTTCTATGTTCTCTTTTATAAACTCTCTAAACAATTTAGTCATAGCTTCAACGTGCATAGACTCATCACGGATAGAGTAAGTAACTATCTGTCCCATACCTTTCATCTTACCGAACCTTGGAAAGTTTAAAAGAATAGCAAAGCTACTGAACAACTGTAGTCCTTCTGTAAAAGCTGAGTAGACTGCTAAAGTTTTTGCAATGCTTTCTTTCTTAGCTTTAGAAGGTTTAAAGTTACCAACATAATCATGCTTGTCTGACATCTCTTCATACTCTGCAAAAGCTTTGTACTCTATCTCAGGCATTCCAACTGTATCAAGTAACAAGCTGTAAGCATGTTGATGTATTGATTCCATGTTTGCAAAAGAACCCATCATCATTCTAGCTTCTGGCTTTTTAAAGATAGGCATATACTTATCTATATATCCTGCACCTACATCTACATCTGACTGAGTAAACAATCTAAATATTTGTGTAAGTAAATTCTTTTCTATATCTGAAAGTTCCTGCCAATCTTTGACATCTGTATGTAGTGGTACAGATTCAGGCATCCAGTGCATTTGATTCTGTAATACATAGTAGTCAAACATCCATGGATATTCAAATGGTTTGTAGTAATCTCTCGTTGTTAATAGGCTCATAATTATCCCTCACATGCGATACATTCTGTATCTTCTAAATTTATTCTAGGTACTTTAACATTTACATTCTCTACTGTACGAGCAGCATTAGAACGGAAATAGTAAAGCGATTTAAGTTTGTTCATACCATACCAGTGAACATCATTTACGTACTGCATGTATTCATCATGTACTTCTTGAGGTTCAGTTGCTTTAGGTAAAGTAAAGAACAGGTTGACAGGACTGTGCTTGACACACAAACTCCTGTCGTTTTGCAGCATGTTCAACAATCCATATTTGATTTATCTCATTTGCTGTTTTAAATATTTCTTTCTCATCATCAGTAAGAACATCTAGGTGTTGGACTGAACCATCACTACCAGATATATCTTTCCAAATGTTTTCTAACTCTTGTGCTTTTAATCCTTTAGTCTTTAAAATCTTTTCTAAGTATTTATTTTTAACTTGGTAACTACCGGATAAAGTTTTGTGAGTATAGCAGTTAGCCCTGTAAGGTTCAATACTAGGAGAAGTCCCACTACAGATGATGCCACTACTAGCGTTAGGAGCAATAGCAAGGAGATTAGCATTACGCTTACCACTACCGTGGATATCAGGAGCCTCGCCCCTTTCAATAGCCAACTCTTTAGTTGCTTCTTTTGCCTTTCCTTTAATGTAAGTAAATGCCTTATAGTTAAACCCAGTTGCGTAAATACCTTCGAAAGGGATGTTCCTAGATTGAAGATAAGCATGGAAACCCATAGCACCGAGACCGAGACTCCTTTCTCTATACGCTGAGTAGGCACTCTTGGTAAAGCCTTCCTTACCTTCTTTAACATATTTTTGAAAGCGTTTAAAATTTGCACTGTATTCTCCTAGTTGTGTTGTATCTATTGCATTGTCAATGTAATGTTGTAAAACATTGTCAAGCATGGTTATTAAATCTTGTATAAAGTTATCATCCTTTGACCAGCTATCAAAGTATTCTAAGTTTACAGAAGATAAACAACATACTGCTGTTCGTTCTTCATCAGTTGGTAAAGTTATTTCAGAGCATAAATTACTTTGTCTTATTTTTAATCCTAAATCTTTTTGTGATTTAGATAAAGCATCATTACATGTATCAATATTAACCATGTAAGGTTCACCTGTTTCTGCTCTGGCATTTATAATCTGCCACCATAATTCTCTAGCGTTAATAGTCTTAACAGCTTCGTTAGTCTTAGGGTCTATCAATCTCCAATCTTCATCTTTTTCTACAGCCTGTAAGAAAGCATTGGTAATGTTTATACCGTTATGAAGATTAAGATTCTTTCTGTTTATATCTCCACCTGATTCTTTACGCATGTTAATAAACTCTTCAATCTCCGGATGACTTATGTCCATGTAAGCAGCATAAGAACCACGTCTTGTTGTGCCTTGATTAAAGGCTAACATCTGAGAATCAACTACGTGCATGAAAGGAATTGAACCAGTAGAACGACTGCCATGAGTAGTTGAAATACCGTTGCTCCTAATATCGCCCCAATATCCACCGATGCCTCCACCTGAACTTGCCAACCATATGTTCTCATCATAGTGAGCAGATAAACCACCCCTGCTGTCAGGAACATAATTGAGGAAACAACTGATAGGAAGCCCACGAGTGGTACCCCCGTTACTAAGAATAGGAGTGCTAAACATGAACCAACGAGAGGAAGAGTAGTTATAAAGTCTTTGAGCCAATTCAAAATCTGTCTCACCTTTGTAGGTTGCCCCGAAGACCGAGGCTCTTGCGAATGCTTCTTGTGCATGTGTTTCTCCTTCCCAAAAATATCTATCTTTGAGTGTATCTAAACTAAATTTATCAAATGTTTTTTCTTTATCGTAATCTATCTCTATACCTAGGTAAGGTTTCTTTCCTATCTTATCTTCAACCATTATCTTGTTCCTTGTTGTTTACGTATATTGCTATTATAGCATAGTGTATAATTTTATATAGGTCTAAATTGTTTTTACCGTTCTTTTTTCCAAACCTCATAGCATACTTCATAATGTTTCCAAGACAGAATCCTTCTCCATATCCAGAATCAATTATCATATCTGTTGCTTGATACTTACCATTAGCATAGTGTTGGTCGTATGTATTACCTACGTAAGCTTTTAGTTCATTTAATATTTTATCTTCGTTAAATTTATAATTCACTTTTCCATTCCTCCGGTAATGTTTCTTCACTATACCATTTAAAATTATTTGTCTCTGCCCATTCAGCATGAGTTCTTTTTGTTTTATCTTTCCTTACCTTTGCACCCGGCATTGGAGAGAAAGGTTTCTGAAATAAAAATACTAACTCATAGTTATCAGGTATAGCTTCTCGTATATGTATGTACTTACTATACTCTGCATAGTCCCAAAACCTACCTTTAGCTTCTAGTAAAATTGTTTTACCATCTATAACCTTTACAAAATCAGGTTCGTATTTATGCTTAACAACATAATTAATATTATCCCAATGATGTTTCCATTCTTGTAGTACAGTTTCATGTAGGGTCGCTTCCCATAAACTGTCATACCCTTTAGGAATACCAACCTTCTTTGGTCTGGGTTTTCTTGGTACTCTTCTAGGCATCTAACTCTTCCAAATGAAAGTTAGGATTTTGTTTTACTTTTTTATAAAACCATCTAAGACTATAAGCACTTAACATAAATTTATTATTAGCAAAGATATGTGTTTGCTCTGGTAAAAACTCATGTAAGTTTTTCTTGTTAATCTTTTTAGTATCTTCTCCTTCAGGAACCATAGTCCTTATCCAATCAATAAGTAATCCTTCAGCTTTACGTCTTAATAATTTTGATTTCTTACCACTCATATATTCTTTACCTCTATAACATTAGGAACTTTAGGTACTTGAGTTAGGTATCTATAACCTGTTGAATATTTAAACACTCTTAAACCTTGTCCATCGTTAGCATCTTTATGACAATCAAACTTAAACCTACACCAAGTACAACCTTTTGCAAGTTTCATGTTACCAGACTTTCCATCTGGTTCATCATCATAACATTTATCAGGAGGTGTTGCTAACTTAACAGCCTTTTTAATATCAGTTATTTTCTTTTTGATATTAGGCTTATCAAAATTATCAGGCTTGAACATAGCTAACTCTCCTGACTCTTTATTAAGAGCAAGAAAACCACCATGAGTAGTTCCTTCTGCTGATTCGTATCCTGCAAGTTGAGCCATGTATCCGAATGGGTCATCCTCTGCTAGAGTACCATCTTTAAATTTCTTAAAGGCATAACTTGAAGCAGTCTTTACATCAACAACTTCTCCATCAATAACACAGTCCATGTGTCCTTTGATTCCAGAAACTTTTATTTCTTTTTGTTCGCTCGTCACTTCATGTCCAGATAACTTAACAAGAAATAAAACTATTTCTTCAAGCAAGTGTCCATATAAGAACTTAATAAATGTAGGTGGAGATATGACTTCTGTATTATCAGAATCAGAGTTCATCTCATACCATAACTGTCTAGGTTGTTTGCCTATGTTAGACATACGTAAGGCAGGTTTACCTCTTGGACTAGGATGAGACCAGTCGTATAGAATCTGTTTCATAGACTCTCCAAACTGCTCTATTGTGTCTTCATCTATGTTAAGATGTTCGCCTTTTCCTAATGCCGACAATTCATTATATATATCTTCTACTAATGTGTCAAGTGTTTTCTTATTTTTTTTCATCTTCAGTCTCCTTAAATGCTTTGATTACATCTGATGAGAATAATTTCTGAAGATTAACTAAGAACATTCTACTAGCGTTATGGTCTCCACCACATACAGTTTTAAAACTATCAAGGTCATCAACAATAGTTCTAAGTACATCTGTTTTAAATACAAGAGTACAGAACTCGTTGTCTCCTACACATAAATTATGAAACCAATAGTCTGATTCCGTTGCTCTAATTCCTGATGGTTTATTCCAAGACTCATACTCTATACATATGTTACCTGTCTTCATCCACATACCCTTCTCTGATTTAACTTCTATCTTCTTACCAGTAAGCATATCTTTTATTTTATCTTCTCTTATCTCTCCATACTCTAGGTCAATATCAAATTTCTTTCTGTCT